CGCCGGGACAAGTTTCAGAAAAATAGTGCCCTCACCAGGGGGTATAGAGAGCCGGTTACACATACTTTTCTGACCTGCGGAGATGCCGTGACCTTAGGTTTTGGGGCCAGCAAACTTCGATTTTTGCGCGCTCTGGGTTTCAGCAAACACTGGCTTAGATGTGGGTTAGCCCCGCCGGGTACAGGAGCTAGCTGAAACCAAGCGGGGCCAACAGCTACGAACTTATCAGATGGTCTTGGCGGTGTTCAAGGCCGACACTTTGGATCGGAGGGTCCTGTTATGGGTAGAAGGGGTCCGAAACCCGCGCCTAATCACTTGAAAGTCTTGCAGGGTACGAAGGAATCGCGGCTAAACCGGGAGGAACCCATTCCTAGTGATGTTGCCCCGGTGATTGCGCCTGCGGCGATCAGTGATGGTGGTCGTGCGGTGTGGGATCGGCTTGCGCCGGATTTGATTGACAAGAAGATGTTGACTTCTTGGGATGTTGACACGTTTGTGGTGTTTTGCGAGGCGGTGGCTACTTATCACGATTGTCGGATGATGATGGGCCACGAGTACACGGCGGTTGGTGCGGCTGGTGGGGTGATTAAGTCCCCTTATTGGCAGATCATGCGTGATTGTGCGGCGGTGATGGCTCAGTATTCGTCTCGTTTTGGGATGACTCCGGGTGATCGTGCGTCGTTGAAGGCCGGCTCGGACGAGGATCACACGCCTAAGGGTGGGGCTGAACGCATCCTGGGCTAGCTTCCGCTTGGTTCGGTGTGTTTCTCGCGTCTGTGTGACCGTTTTTGTGGTGGTGGTGCCTGGGCGCTGGTTTGGGGACCTTAGATTTAAGTGAGGTTTTTGTGTTGGACCGGCTGATTGACAGGTTTGTCGAGCGTCTGGCTGTGACTGTCGCCGAGTATGTGGCGCAAGAGGTGGGGCAGCAGCTTCCCGAGATTGTTGAGGCGGTGGCTAGGTCTTTGCCTGATATTGCCGACGAGGTGGTTGACCGGATTCTTGCCAGGTTGCCGATCCCGTTCATTAAGCGCTGATTAGGGGGTTGGTGTGTCTTCTAAGCTTCTTTTTCCGACTCCGACGAAGTTGGATTTGCCGTTGTCTAAGGGCAACGATTTGTTGGTGAATTTCCGCAATAACCCTTCGGGGGATGGTGTGACGTTCACTGACTGGGGTGTTGGTGTCACTGTGACGTTAGTGGTTGATGGCGCGACACCGGTTAACGCGGTTGCGTCGATTAGCGGGGCTGTGGCTTCGGTGCGTGTGGATTCTTCGACCTGCGATTTGGTGAAGAACGGGGTGTTGTGGCGGTTGTTGGTGGATACGCCTGGGACCCCGGATACGCAGACGGTGGCAGCTAACGGGAAGGTTGTCCGGGCTGATGGAAATTGACGTTCAGGTTCCGATTTTCTTCAATGTCACTGCTGCGCCGCCTGCGGATGTGGCGGTGTCGCCGGGTGATGGTGAAGCGGTCCTGATCGTCCCTGTCCCTGGCCCTCCTGGCCCTCAGGGGCCGGTGGGTGTTGGTTCTTTTACGCATGTGCAGGCTGTTGCTGCTGGAACGTGGATTGTTTCGCATGATTTGGGCAGGTTCCCGAATGGCGCTCAGTTGACGTTGCCGGACGGCGAGGTTGTTCATGCTGATGTTGTGTACCCGGATGCGTCCACTGCGGTAGTGACGTTCGCTTTTCCGCAGGCTGGAACCCTGCGCCTTACTTAGATATAACGTAGGAGTTATTTTTCATGGCCACTAAGTTTTTGAATGGCGTTGATCTTTCTTCGCAGAAGATCGTTAACTTGGCTTCGCCGTCTGCGGCTGCGGATGCCGCGAATAAGTCGTATGTCGATAATGTGCTGGCGGGTTTGCAGTGGAAGTCGGCTGTTCGGGTTGCGACTACGACTAGCGGCACGTTGGCTTCTGCTTATGCGAACGGCCAGACCATCGACGGTGTGGCTTTGGTGACTGGTGACCGGATTCTGGTTAAGGATCAGGCTTCGGGCGCGGAAAACGGCATTTACACGGTTAACGCTTCGGGTGCCCCGACTAGGGCTACTGATGCTGACGGAGCCGGCGAACTGGTCGCTAATGCGACTGTGTTTGTGTCTGAGGGCACGGTTAACGCCGATAAGGCTTTCACTTGTACGACGAATGGCACGATCACTATTGGTACTACGGCTACGGTGTGGGCGCAGTTCGGTGGCGGTCAGACTTACACGGCCGGTAACGGTCTTACGGTCGCGGCTAACCAGTTCAGTGTTGTTGCTGGTACGGGTATCAGTGTTGGCGCGAATGTCGCCATTGACCCGTCTGTGGTTGTTCGTAAGTATGCGGCTGCGGTTGGTGATGGTTCGACTACGGCGATCACGGTTACCCACAACTTGAATACCCGTGATGTGCAGGTCACGTTGTATAACGCTTCGACTTACGAGCAGGTTTTGCCGGATATCACGAATGCGACGGTTAACACGGTGACGTTGACGTTCGCTGTGGCCCCGACTGCTTCGCAGTACCGTGTGGTGGTGTTTGGCTGATGCGGTTTCTGGGGTCAGCTCCGTCTAATCCCGGCGATCTTGTCACTAAGGCTTACGCGGATGCGTTGTCTGGCGGCGGCGGGGTGGTTCTTACTGCTGTTGATTCGGATATCATTCCTGATACTGGCTTTTCGCGTGCGTTGGGCACTGTCACTAAGCCGTGGAACTGGCTGTATGCCTGGAACATTAAAGCTGCTGGCTGGTATTTCAATGGCAATGGCACCCCGCACACGACGCAGGTCATTCCTTCTACTGGGGTGGTTGCGGATCAGTCGTTGACGTTGCCTGCGGATACGACGGGCACGTTGGCCACTGAGGCTTATGTGTTGGCACATGCCGGTGGCGGCGGCGGGGAGCCGGGTGCCGCCCAGGTGTTCATCCAGGAGGATGACCCTGATGTGACTAATCCTTCTTACACCGGGCCTGCGGTTTGGTATGTCCTTAATAGCCTTGGCGACATTATTGGAAAGCGGGTGCGGCCGTGACATGGATTGATGTTATTGATTCGACCGACGAAGTTGATGTTGTTGACATTCTTGTCGGTATCCGCAATGCGTTGGATTCTTTAGCTGCGACTAAGGGTGTTTTGGCTGATTTGCGTGTGACTTCTACGGGCGCTATGTCGGTGGGTACGCACGCTGTCACGCAGTCGGGCAACTGGAACCTTGGTTCGGTGTCGCAGTTCGGTGCGCTGAACTTGTCGGCTAACAATGCGGTGGGGAACTGGCAGAATCAGACGGCTACGCAGGCGTTCGTTAACCGTATTCAGAGGTCGTAATGTCGGCTAAGTCGGATGTGTTGTCCGAGATTTTCACTGCTGTTCGCGCTTTAGCTGCGACGGTTAATCCTAACCAAAGTTTGCGTGTGACGTTCAATCCTGCCGCGTTGACCAGTGCGGTAACCCAGTCGGCTTCATGGACTATGGGCTTGCAGGGTGTTGGCGGCTTGTCGATGAATGACGCGAATTTGACCATGCAAAACGATGCTGCATTACAGACTTTTAGCGGCAATGTCGGAAGGTAGTCATGCCACCCATTAACAAGAATATCGCTGTCCTTGATCGTAAGGAATGGCAGATGATGACCCCGGCACCTGTCAATACGGCAGCGGGTTCGTTTGTCATTGCTGCCGGTTCCGGCTACCGCGACAACGCCATGTATGTGAACAACGCCACCGTGCAGCTCCTGTACTCCCATAACGAGGATGCCTGGTTGCAGATACCGTCCGGCGCTTTGGCTGGCACGTTCGGTGCCGGTGCGTGCGGGGCTTACACCCCGTGGTCGATCACTTACACGGCGAATGGTGGTTCGACCACCACGGTGACGGTGGCGGCTGCCACCCACAACATTACGGGCGAGTGCAGGGGCGACACCATCGAGTTTATTTCCGCTGGTGCGGCTACGGGCCAGCGGCGGAAGATCACCGCTATCAGCAATCAGGCTGGCGCGGGGACGGTGACTATGCAATTGGATTCGCCTGTTGCTACGGCGATCCTTAACGGCCATACGTTCCGTACCACGTCGGGACGTTTTTTCGTCATGTCGGCGGGTACTACCGCAGCCGGCTCGTGGAAGGCGTTCGATGTGTCTACACGGGCGTGGCAGGCCAGCCTTGTGACCACTAACCTTCCGGCGACGTGGGGCACTGACGGTAAGGCTGTTTCTACGGCCCGTATCGCCACTGTGCTTGCTAACGGCACCGCTACTAGCGGTTCTACGACCACTATCGTTGATACCGCGCAGAACTGGGAGACTGACCAGTTCAGGGGTTTCTACGTTCTGATTGTGGATGGTACTGGCGAGGGTCAGTGCGCGAAGATCACCGGTAACACGTCTACGACTTTGACTGTTCAGGATTCTAAGACTGGGGCGGCGCTAGCTGTGGCCCCGGCTGCGTCTTCGGTGTATCAGATTCGGTCGATTGACACGCTTGCGTCGGGTGTGGCCACGTCTGGTTCGGCTACCACGTTGGTGAATTCGGCTAAGGCTTGGACTGCTAACCAGTGGACGAACTACCAGCTTAGGATCGTTAGCGGCACTGGTGCCGGTCAGATCAAGACTATTGTGTCTAACACGGCGACTACATTGACGATCGGTTCGGGCGCAACCTTGGATTCCACGTCGGTGTACGAGATTGAGCCGTGCGAGGATTACATCTATTTGGCCGGTAATAACGCGGTGACGATGTACCGGTATTCGATTAGCGCTAACACCTGGACGGTGTTGGCCCCGACTACGGCCAGGACTGGTGCACCGTCTACGGGTATGTGCCTGGATTTCGTGGGCGAGACCGGTTCTCCGCTGTGGGCCGACGAAAATAACATCAGTGATGGGCGGTTCATTTATTCGATGCGCGGCGGTGCCGGTGCGTTGATTGACCGGTTCGATATCGCTGGTGGCACGGCGGGTGCCGGTGCGTGGCAGGCAGTCAACTATGTCGGCTTTGAAACCTTCACCACCGGGTCTAGTGCGTTCCAGTTCGGGAAGTTCATCTACATTAAGAAGGATGCAACGAAACGCTACTTTAAGTTCGACATTCCGGGCAATATCATGTACCCGTTTAACACAGACCTTTATCCAGACGGCGCGGCGGTGCTGGGGCAGAAGTTGTGGGTTCGCGCCTTGGATTCCACCGACGAGGTGGCGTGGGTTTACTCGCTGGATAACACCAGCAGTGTGTTGCGTCGTATTGGCATTGTTTAACTAACCATAGGTTCGGAGGTGAATCCGAATGGAAACATGCGGCTACACCTTCGATGACGTGGAATGCGTTGCGGAAGGTGACCACTTTTGCATTCCCCGCGCCGACAAGGCGCAAGCGTTCTTCGAGGAAATACTTGTTCACACTAAGGGCACTTATGCCCGGAAGAAGTTCATCCTCGAGGAATGGCAGCGGGAAGACATTGTTCGGCCGTTGTTCGGCAATACCATTTGGTCTGATGAATTCGGATACAAGCGCCAATACGAGGTTGCTTGGATCGAAATTGGGCGCAAGAACGGTAAGACCGAGCTTCTAGCTGGGATCATGCTGTATCTGCTGGTGGCTGACGGCGAGGAATCTGCCGAAATTTACGGTGTTGCCCGTGATCGTAAGCAGGCGGCGCTTGCTTACGATGTGGCGGCGCAGATGGTGAAGTTCAGCCCCGTCTTGTCTAAGCGGTTGAAGATTACCGAATACAAGAAGCGCATTTTTGATGCGCGGACGAACAGTTTCTACGAGGTTATTGCGGCTGACGCGCAGTCGGCGCTTGGTTCTAACCCTTCGGGGGTTGGGGCTGACGAAATTTTGGCGTGGCCTAACGGCGGCATGTGGGAGTCGATGCGTACCGGCATGGGGTCTGGTGCACGTCGGCAACCGCTGATGGTGGCTTCGACTACGGCCGGTAATGACACCGAGGGTTTCGCCGGTCAGATGCATTCGGAAATGTTGAAGGTTCAGGACGATCCGGCACGCGCACCGCACGTTTTCGTGTATATCCGCAATACGCCAATGGACGCTGATCCGTTCGATGAGCAGTTCTGGCCGCACGCTAACCCGGCTTTGGGCAGGTTCTTGTCTTGGGAAGCCATGCGTAAGCAGGCTATGGAAGCTAAGAACAATCCGATTGCGGAAATGGGTTTCCGGCAGTACCGGCTTAACCAGTGGCAGAATTCCACTGTCCGCTGGATGAAGATGCACAAGTGGGATGAATCGGCTGGGACGATCTTCGGGACGGCCACCGAAACACTTAATGCTTTCGCTGGCCGCGAGTGCTGGTTTGGGATGGACTTGGCGGCGCGTAAGGATTTGTGCGCCATCAGTTACTTGTTCCCGTCCCCGGACGGTTCTGTTGACGTGTTGTGGCGGTTCTGGTGCCCCGAGTCTGCGCTGGTGCAGCTTGACCGGCTTAACAGTGGCCGTTTTTCGCAGTTCGTGAAGCATGGCTGGTTGACGGTCACCGAGGGTGATGTGTTGGACTTCCAGCGGGTTTACGCGGACATTGAAGCGGATTCTAAGCGGTTCCACATTCTTGGCGGTGACGCTGATAAGTGGTCTTCGGACCCGGTTATTCAGGAGGTTGAATCGCGCACTTATGTGCGGGAAATCTTCGCGTATTCGAATGATTATTCGCATATGTCGGATTCGATGCACCGTATTTTCGAAATGGTTCTTGAGGGCCGGTTTAGGCACCACGGGAATCCGTTGGCGCGGTTTTGTTTCGATTCTTGCGAGGCGCGGGTTGCGCCTTATGACCCTAATCTTCTTAGGCCGGATAAGCCGGATCGTGCTACGGCAGCTAAGCGCATTGATGGCGTTCCTGCTGCGTGCATGGCTGTCAATGCTTGGTGGACACGCGGCCAGGACGTGCGGTCGATCTACGAATCAGAGGAGCTTCTAGTTCTCTGATGGCTGACGACTTAGAAAGGCGAACACTTTGTTTCGTAGAAAAGACCTAATTAAGCGCCATTTGCGGCAGCGGTTTCATGTAACACTTAAGGACAGCGCGGAATCGTTCGAGGGTGTTCTTACGGGGTCTTCCGATTTTAGTTTCGAGTTTTCTGATGTGACTTTCGAGGGGATGGCTGCGGCTAGCCCCCTTTACATCGACCGGAACAACATTTCTTACATTCAGGCGGCGCTGCCGCAACAAGTTGCGGCGGTGATTACGAGTGCTATTAGCTAACGGCAGGGCGGTTCCGCACCTGACTCCGCAGGCGTTGGGCGAGCTTGTTCCGCAGATGGCTACGTCGATCTATTACCCGGAAGCTACTGGGCTACAGCTCGAGCGGCAGTATGCGTTGTACGGCGAGATTTACAAGCAGCAGCCGTGGGTGCGGACGGTCATCGACAAGCGTGCAGCGGCCATTGCGCGGCTTCCCGTAGGTGTGTGGGACGTGAACGGGGCAACTAAGTCCCTTGACACCCGATCGCGGTATGCGGCGCTTGTAGCTAACCCTTGCGAATACTTGGACAACTATTCGTTCTGGTGCTGGGTTCAGACGACGATCGACATTTACGGCGAAACGTACCTGGCGATGGTGAAGGACGACAACGGGCTGCCGGTCAGCTTCATGCCGTTGCACCCGTCGCGGGTGGGCGTTAAGCGTGACCCTAAGTCGGGGGAGTACACCTATCTGTTCCAGGCCGGCTCGGGTATCGGCGGCGAGTTGGTGTCGTTCCCGCAGTCTGACGTGGTGCCGTTCAAACTGTTCAATCCGCACAAGCTGGAACGTGGGCTTAGCCGGATGGAATCGTTGAAGTCCACGATTTTCGCCGAGGATTCCAGCCGGAACGCGACGGCTTCGATGTGGTCGAATTCCGGCCGTCCGAACATTGTGTTGACTTCGGAAAAGGCTTTGGGTCAGGCTGGACGCGAGCGGCTGGCTACGGCGTTCAGGCAGTCGCATGGCGGGTCTTCGAACGCGGGTAAGGCGCTTGTCCTTGAGGATGGGGTTACGGCGGCGGCGTTCCAGTTGACGGCCACAGAGATGCAGTTCATTGAATCGCGGCACCTTAACCGCGAGGAAGTGTGTGGCGTTTATGACACGGCCCCGCCGATTGTGCACATTCTGGACAAGGCGACGTTTTCGAACATTTCGGCGCAGATGCGTGCGTTTTACCGGGACACGATGGCCCCGCCGCTGGAATTCATTCAGTCGGTGATGGACAAGTACGTTGGTTCGTATTGGTCCCGTAAGAACGCTATGAAGTTCGCGGTGGACGATGTTATTCGCGGCGACTGGGAAACCCGGTCGCAGTCGGGTCAGGCTGCCGTGAATTCGGGCGGTATGACACCTAACGAGTACCGCGAACTGATGGGCTTGAACAAGTCGGATGATCCGCTGGCCGACAAGCTGTATGCGAATAGCGCTATGCAGCCGTTGGGCGCTTCCCCGGATGGGGCTACCGCCACCGAGGGGGATAAGCCGTTGGCGTTGCCTTCTGCTACCCCGGTGGCTGGTTTGGATCGCGCTAATCCTAGTGTTCCGACTTCGATTCCGGCGTTGGAGGCACCTAAGCCTGCGGCTATTGCTGCCGCGCCTGCTAGGCAGCAGGGTTCACCACCGCAACCTAAGCGGCCGCAACCTAAGCATTTGCGTCGGGTTAAGGGCGAGTTGGGGCGCGACAAGGACGTGAAGCAGGTCGCTGAGCGTTTGTTCGCCGAATACCCGGATGACTGGCAAGACATTCTTGAAGCTGTCCGGGTTGCGATTGCTGATCGCAAAGACATGAAAGGCAATACCAAATGACGCTCGTTGATGCAGAGCGGAAGTCACTTGACGCGATCGTCGAGGACGCTGACACCGATAAGCCGCATGGCGGGTTCACCGCTGTGCTGTCCACCCCGTCACTTGACCGGGATGGGGATGTGCTGTCCCGCGAGGAATGGATCACTCCGCTGCCTGAGCGGCTTCCTCTGGACATGGATCACGATATGACTGTGGCGGGGACGATTGGTTCGTTCCGGCCGTATTTCGATGATGCTGGCCGTCTGATGATGGATGCCACGTTCGCTTCTACACCTAAGGCGCAAGAGGTTCGCACTCTTGTCAAAGAGGGTCATGTGGGTAGCGTGTCGGTGGCGTTTTTGACTGACCGGTCTAAGAAGGACGGCACCCCCCGGCGTGAACTGTTGAACGCTGGTGTGGTGGCGATCCCGTCTAACCGGGATGCGGTGATCCTGAACGCTAAGTCTGCTACCGCCGAGGTGGAAGTGGATGCGGTGCGGGATGCTGCCGTGAAGTTCCTGGCCGCTGTCGCTGCTGGCGTTAAAGGCGCTGGTTCTGGTGATGGCGCGTTGATCCAGGCCATTCACGATGCTGCCGGTCACCTGGGCGCGACGTGTGTCGTGGTCGAGGTCGAGCCGGCTGAAACTTCCCCTGCCGATAAGGCAGAGGATGCTAAGGAAAAGGAAAAGGCCGCTGCCGATGTGGCAGAGGTTAAGGATGCTGCCGTCGATGTTGAACTGCCTTCGGGGATTTCCCTGGATCAGTTCAAGGCGGCGCTTGATTACATAACTTCCGGTGCCAGTGATGGTGCCGTGGAGCCACAGGGTATTTCACCCGCCGATCCTGTTGTTGATGCCGCCGTTGAAGCCGCTGCCGTCGAGGCACCCGCTGATGCGCCCGTTGATGCCGCTGGGGAAGCCGCTGAGTCCGTGGT